CATTGTCGGTGGACTGAGATGACGACTCGAACTGATGTTTCTCAAAGTTACTTCGATAGCCCGCGCATCCAGACGGTGGCAGGGCCGTCTGCGGACTATCAGGTTCAGGACGTGGTGGACACCACCAGAGTTCTGGAGGAGCAGTTTGAGGCAACGACTCATGGCAAGTTGCTGGATGCGGCAGGGAAGGAAGATCTTGGCGGCGGCCTGACGGTCGCCATCACTGCCACCCTGCGCAACAACGTCATCGAGTTTGAGTCTCGGAGAACGCCCGCAGAGTCGGGAACGGTCACTACTGGAGCGGTAACGGATGCGAGGGGCAGGGTTCAGCTCATCGACACCAACGCCGACTTCCTTCTGGCCAACGTGAAGCCGGGCTCGTTCATCATCAACTTCTCCGACCGATCTGTGACGGACGTGCGTCGGGTTGTGGGTGGCACTCAGCTTGAGTGCAAAGCTCTGGTGAACGGAACGGACAATAGCTTCGACATCGGTGATGTCTATCAGGTGTTCAATATCACGCAGTGCGAGATAGGCGGCGGGAATCTGGTTGCGGTCGGAGAGGATGGGGTGACGCCGATCAGCCCTGTCCTGCCATCGGCCTTCACTCAGGTTCTCATCGCTCGGTCCTCGACGGGTACTGGTGCAGCCGGCATCTCCGCCGCTGTCTGGGATGTGATGTGGAGCGAGCATCAGTTGCCCGGAACGTTCGGTGAGTATGTCAGGAAGAAGCTGCTCTCCGTGGTCGGGTTCCTTGGGCTCAAATAAACGGAGCGAGTGGTGGCTTGTATGGATAGTGCTGGGAGCAGCAATCATGGTTGAGACATGTCAGGGATGCACGGATGCAGCGCAAGGCAACATGAAGCCGAGAGCTGTCCGCATTGCGTGGACGATAGACACTCTGCAGGGGATTCGCCCTGCAGGAACAGACGACCCTCAGGTGATCAGGGTGAACGTTGACCACACGCTCTACCTTGCTGAGAGACGCCACATCGACCGGAACATGCTGCTGCCTGATCACGCAGTGCGCAAGGAGTGGCACGAGCTGGGGACAGCTCAGAAGATCGAGCTGGTCGAAAGTCTTGCTGACTTCTGGCCGAAGGAGGGAGTGCCCGCTTGAGTGCGACGGCGGAAGATCTGTATTCGGGCTACACCATGGTGCAGGCCGAGAACATGCGCAGAGAGATGCGCCAGTTCGTCAAGGGTGCGTGGCCGACAGTGGAGCCGGGCGCTCCGTTCGTTGGTGGGCCACACATCGACGCAATCTGTGATCACCTGACCTTCGTCTCGCTAGGGGACATCGACGACCTGATCATCAACATCCCGCCACGGCACTCGAAGTCCACGGTGTGCTCAGTCATCTGGCCGGCATGGGAGTGGACGTGGAACCCATCGGAGCAGTGGCTGTTCAGCACCTATGCGCAGAGCCTGACCATCAGGGACTCAGTGAAGTGCCGGCGGCTGATCCAGAGCCCGTGGTACAAGGAGCGGTATGGGCACGTCTTCCACCTCTCCGGTGACCTGAACCAGAAGGGCAGATTCGACAACAACAGGAATGGATACCGGCTGGCCACCTCGGTGGGCGGTACGGCGACGGGTGAGGGTGGCGATAAGATCGTCGTGGACGATGCTCACAACATGAAGGAGATCAACTCCGATACGGTCAGGCAGGGGGTGCTCGACTGGTGGTCGAACGTCATGTCCACTCGGGGCAACAACCCGAAGCGCCTTGGCCGGGTGATCATTGCCCAGCGTGGTCACCATCAGGATCTCCCGGGGTACTGCCTGCAGCAGGGCGGCTGGCTTCATCTCAACCTGCCCGGGTACTACCGGAGGAAGACCCACTGCGTTACCACGGCGCTCAAGACAGGCAGGCCGCATGATCCGAAGACTCAGCCCCAAGCCAAGCTGGATCGCTTCAGGGAGCCGCTCAGGAAGGGTGAGAGGGTGTGGCAGGACTGGCGAAAGAAGGAAGACGAGCTGCTGGCACCGAAGCGATTTGGCCCAGACGAGATGGCCAAGCTGCAGCGTGAGCTGACAGGCCGGGCGTTCGAGGCACAGATCCAGCAGAACCCATCTGCCGAGGGCGGCAACATCCTCAAGCTGAACCACTGGCGGAAGTGGGAGGACAGTGAGATGCCTCCCTTCGACATGATCATTCAAGCCTACGACACAGCGTTCGAGCAAGAGGAAGAGAACGATTACAGTGCGCGCACCACGTGGGGCATCTTCGAGTGGAAGGAGATGCCGAGCCCGGACCTGCCGTGGCAGTTGCGCTTCGCTGGTCAGCCTCGATTCTGTGCGTTGCTGCTGGAGCGGATGAACGAGCGTCTCTCGTTCCCCGATCTCAGGGAAGAGGCCAAGCGGTCGGCTGAGCAGTGGAAGCCTGACCGCATCCTGATCGAGAAGAAGGCCAGCGGCCACTCGCTGATTCAGGAGCTGAAACGTGCCGGCCTGCCAGTCACCAAGGTGAAGGTCACCGACTCCAAGTGGTCGCGGGCTCACGCCGCCTCGCTGGTGCTGGAGCGAGGCTGTATCTGGTACGTGCCGAGAAAATGGTCTGAGGAAGTCAGGACCCAGTGTGCTAACTTCCCGACCGACGAACACGACGATTTAGTCGATACGGTCACCATGACCGCGCTCTGGTTGCGCCGTCGTTGGAACGCTGAGTATCTCGACGAAGACGACGACGAAGAAGTAAACCTGATGCGCTCAGTGAAGCAGCGCGGACCAATTTACGCATAGGTGAGTTATGGCTGAGCCGTATGAAGCAAGAGTTCCAGAGATGGCGATGGGTGTACCCCAGCCAGTCGATGAGAACGTTGATGGTGCCCGAGTACAGATCCGTGGCAACAGGGCTACGGTGGATTTCAACCCGGGCATGACCCGGACCTCGAACGAGGACAGCGACGACCACGTTCGCAACCTCGCCTTGGACATGTCCACTGGCGATCAGGCCGAGCTGGTCAATGACATCATCGACCGGGTTGATGCTGATCTGAAGTCGAGAGCTGACTGGCAGACCCGGGTGGATCAAGCAATGGAGCTGCTGGGCCTGCGTAACCGGCCCGGCGATGATGTCCCGTTCGAGGGTGCCAGCTCAGTGAGTTACCCGTTGATCGGCGAGGCGTGTGTGCAGTTTCAGGCGCGCGCCATCGAAGAGGTGTTCCCGTCCGAGGGGCCATGCAAGACCAAGGTGATCGGCAAGCGTTCGGTCGAGAAGGAGGAGCAGGCTGAGCGCGTCAAGGCGCACATGAACTACCAGATGCTCGATCAGGACCGGGCGTACTTCTGGCATACGGACCAGATGCTGTTCTGGCTCCCCGTGGCCGGGTCTGCTTTCAAGAAGACCTACTACGATCCGATCAGTGACATGGTCGTCTCCAGGCTGGTGTTCCCCAACGATCTCATCGTCCCCTACATCGCGACCGACCTGCGCACGAGCCCACGCATAACGCACCGGCTGTGGCGCACAGACGGCGACCTGAAGCGCCTGATGGCCAACGGATTCTATCAGGAGCTGGATCTGTCCCAGCCGTATGGCATGGACACAGAGGACAGTCAGGACTCGCGTGAGATCGCAGACGAGGCGGACGACCGGAGTGAAAACCTCCATGACAAGGACTTCATCTACGAGATTCTTGAGTGCCACATCGACCTTGAGATCAAAGATGATCAAGCGAAGTATCTGGACTCCGACGGCGAGCGGGTGGGTCGGCTGCGACGGGAACTGGGGGAGTTGGTGGGTGCGGCCGATGCCGACGCGCTGCTTTCGGACGTCAGCAGCGGGGACGAGCTATTGGCTAGCCTGGGGCCGGCGGTGGGCCTGGCCCGGGTGGCCCGCGGCGAGATGAGCCGAGGAGCGTATCTGGAGCAATGGGGCCATCGGGGGCCCCTCGAGGTTGAAACGTCGGTCCCCCGGCCGTTCGAGGGGCCAGACTGGCTGGACCGGCAGTTGGCGGCGTACGCCCAATCGCCGGTGGACGTCGAGGCCCTGCTGTCCGCGCAGCGGGCCCGGTTCGATGCGGCCTGGGAACGGTTCCGGGACCGCTATCCGCGCCAGGCGCGGTCTATGCGACGCCGCCTGGAAGAGACCGCCGAGGCTATCCGCGTGCGCGAAGCGGTCCGCTCAGAGTTCACGCGCTTTGTGTGGGTAGCCCGCACCTGGGCCCTCCAGGTCGGCGAGCTGACCGGCATCGGCGATGGCGTCTTTTTCCTGACCTTTGAGAAGCTGCTCGACCTTTTGGCGGGCCAGGAGGCGCCCACAGCGACGATCCCGGCCCGGCGAGAGACCTACGAGCGGTACAGGGCGCTGCCACCCTATCCCCTGGTCATCAGCGGCCGGTTTGATCCCTTCCAGTGGGCCGCCGACCCGGACCGGCGCAGCGACCAGTATGACACCCAGGGACGGCTCCCGCCGGTAGTAAAAGCGGCCCAGGAGAACGTGATCCTGGGTATGCCCGGATCGGCGGGGCAAGTGGAGGGCCTGGTGCGCCGCCTGAACAGTCCCGAAGAGGGGGACCAACTGGCGCCGGGCGAGATCCTGGTCACGTCGCAGACCAACATCGGCTGGACGCTCCTTTTCCCGCGCGCCGCGGCCATTGTCACCGACATCGGCGCTCCGCTATCCCACGCGGCCGTCGTGGCCCGTGAACTGGGCATCCCGGCCGTGGTCAACTGTGGCAGCGCCACCATGCGCCTGCGCACCGGAGACCGGGTGCGCGTCGACGGAGCCCAGGGGACGGTCGAGATCCTGTCTGGCGAGGCGTGAGGTGGGACCGGCTCGGTGGGCCGGGATGGCCCGGTGTAACCTGCGGGCGAGATAGGTGTTTTTAGCTTGTGAGGGCCAGTTTGACAGCTAGCCCATTCTGGCCTATAATGGGGCCTCGTGGGGAGCCTGCGGGGTGGCAGGCAGACGCACGAACAATGCCTGATCAGGGATCACACGGTGCATGATTCTATTCCAAGGCCCTTCAGACGTCGCATACGTGCATGATGCTCGGCGCGCCGACAGAAGGGTCTGTTTTGTGCATAGGGGGACGTAACTCGGAGAACAGGAGAGGTTATGACCAAGTTATTCTTCGCCACCGACGTACATGGTTCAGACATTTGCTGGAAGAAGTTCATCAACGCCGGCAGGTTCTATGACGCAGACATCATCATCCTGGGCGGCGATATGACCGGGAAGGCCATCGTGCCTATTATCCACCAGGGGGGCGACACGTACAAGTCTGTGCTGTTGGAGCAAGAGTCGATCCTGCGTGGCGAGGAGCAGGTGCAGGAGATGGAAAAGCACATCA